AAGCCAAAGGCGCCGGGTCAGGCATCATCTAGACAACTAGCAAGTCTCACCGGAAGTGATCGCTTTAGCGCCACTAGCGGCTTTGACACCCAAGCCGAACTTGCCAATTACGGCGATCCCATTCCCATCATTTTCGGCCAATACACTGGCGAAACCGGCGGCATTCTTGCCTCACCACGTTTGGTATGGAGTCGCGCATTTTCCTACGGCTCACAGCAAGGTGTCAAGCTACTAATGGTAGTAGGCGAACAAGGGCTTGGCGATGGCCTCAATCGTCCAGAACTCAATGGCATATTCCTGGGAAACACTGCCCTAGATGCCATTTATGCGCACAACTTTGCCTTTTATTGGAAGCGCAATACCAACACCTTTAGTCGCATCAAAGCGCAAAACCTTGCCTACGGCACACGCGGCGACCAATCATCTGGTGACACACAAAATGCTGTTGATATTTTTCTTTGCCAAACAATAGACGGTCAATCGCAGCCAGGCTTTTGCCAGGTGTACACGCCATCGGCAAGCACACAATTTGGCGTATATTCCGCCATCCCCAATGGCACAGATTACCGCGTCAACTGGAAATTAGTTCCAATTCCATACGTTGGGGATGATCGCAATAAGGATGACCCTAAAGATCAAAGATTGTTTGAGCGGATCAAAATTGCTGGTGACTATGGTTTACTTACTGGCGATGTTGCCAACATTAACATCCGCAACCAAGCTCAACGCGGTCTAGGTCGTGGCTATGGCCGCCGCATGGGACTAACGAGCTTAAACGGGGAGCCGGTTACCGCTGCGGAGACTGAAGTTAGACAAGTAGAACCAGGCAATACGGCAGTATTTACAATTGCACCAGGCAAGTTGCCTGACAATTTGTACTATCGCAGTGCCGATGTTCAAAGCACTCAAGTTACAGATATAAACGATGAAATAACTGCAGGCCGAAGATCTGCAGACGAGTTGCTTCAGTTAGGCGAAACCGTAGTAATCGGGCGCACAGTGTGGGTGGTAACTGCCCGTGCGTTGTCCGAGTGGAATGAATCCTCCAGGCAAAGCATAACATTAAAATGCGTTGAAATTTTTGGCACCGGCATTGGAGCCAGTATTGGCTTAGTTAGCGAAAAGATGATTACGCGGGGCGTGTACAGCGACGACCTCGGCACTACAGACGCTCGCCAAGGACTGGGACTCAGCGCAGGTGCAGGTTTCTACCCACTACTGCGCGTTGCATTTGGCATAGTGCGCAACACCAATGAATGCGAAGTAACCGAGATTGGCATTCGCTCGCAAGTGTGGAATCGTGCCAATGGACTATGTAACTTTGCAGGGCTACCTTCTGTCCGTGCATTTCACGCAGCAGAAATAGACGGCGTTGGAATAGAAAGTGGCACGATGACACTGTATCTTAAGCGCACTTCAGTGTGGACGATATGGCTGCGACCATCTGGCACTGACAAATCAGGAGTGGAATACGCATGGCAACCATTGGGAGAACAATTTTGTGTCACAGGTGAAACCCCCCAGGATCAATTTAATTTCATTCGCATTACGCACCCGCAACGTGGTCGGTATGAATTCAAGATGGTGCCAAAATCAGGAGCTGATGTAGCACGCCACAGCCCTGATGATGCTGTTTTTTGGCGATTAAATGCAAAAACAAGAAATACGCTTGCAGCAAGTTACGACACACCCTATGGCACTTTCCAAGTGTTAGCTATAGGTGATTTAGTGACAAAACTAAGTATTTCCTTTAATTCGGAAATGCTTAGCCAAGCATCTATAAGCGATGGTGTTACAGAAACAAGCATACCTGATGCCATAGAAGTAGAAAGTTATTTACCGGATGTAGATAATGCCGCAGCAAAAGCTGCATCTGTCGGTTGGTACGACTGGCTTCCTGATAACGCCAGTGAAGGGCGCCGAGGAGCCACTCATTATGAATTATTTGGGCAGGCCTCATCTACAGGTTTAATTAGAACTGCTCAACGCACAGCAAATCTAGGTGATGGACGCAGTATAACTCTTCGGTTCACTGGAATAGTAAATGGCAACTACCCTGCTAATCATCCTTATTTTCCTGGTTTTCGCGCATGGAGCTTTCAAAGTATTGATGTGATTAGCAGCACTGATGGCTTTAACACAAGTCAGGTTTTTAACGTCAGCATTCCTGTCAGCCCTGGCAACCCCAGGGCGGCACCTTATGGACTTACTACATGCGGAGTGCGGCTAATAGTTCTAAGTACGTCCACGGCAATCCAGCCCAAAGGAAGGGAATCTGCGTGGACATACGAACTACTGGGTAGTGCCCAATCGCTCCCTATTGGTGCAACTAAAAAAGTTACATTTGCGGCAGACAGTAGCTCAGGCGGCAATGCTGTCATCATCGCTAATGGAGTGGTCGTTGCAAGACCTGCTGATTCTTTAGCTAATTTTCCTGGTCAAACACAAGCATGGGACGTTTCATATACGGTAGATCCCGCCCAGACTTTCGGAACTTGGCAGAATGGTGCTTTAATTGATAACAATGCAGTTGTTAGCGCAGGCAATCCTTTCAAGCCCGCAGGTAGTACAGTCGGAATCTTGCTGAGAGTTTTATCTCTGCAAAGTGTGGTCACGCCACCAGGCTTTACCGCTGAGCGTGTCTTTGAGCGAAATAGTCAACTTAATGATATTAGTTTTTACAACTCATTGCTCAGTAAGTCTAATGACGCCGGCCCCGAACACGAGATTGTTTATGTCAATGAGATGGTCAGCAATCCAACTGCTCCACAGTATGACAAATTAACGATAACAGGGTTGGCACTAAAGGCATCCCGCAACTTCACAAGCCTCAATCAACTACGCGTGTGGCTTGCCGATGGCATCAGCGTGCGCAAATTTCAAGCCGATGCGCCTTCCCCCATCGGCCCTAGCAACAAGTTCACTGATCTTGTTTACTACCTGCTTACAGATAAGACTGCAGGCGCTGGTAATGTCGTCTCTTCCGATTTGATTGACACAGCCAAATTTCCTGCCACCTCGCAATTCCTTAAGCAAAACAAACTGTTTTTTGACGGCGCCATTGACCAACCAACTAATATCCGCCAGTTCATAAGCGACCTTGCACCGTTCTTTCTTTGTAGTTTCGTAATCAGCAATGGCCAATTCAGCATTGTTCCTGCTTTGCCTTTTGATGAATCCGGCAACATTTCCACTGCACCCATCAAAATCCAGCAGCTATTCACTTCGGGCAACATCATTGAAGACAGCTTCTCCGTTGAATACTTAAGCACCGAAGAGCGTAAAAATTTCCAAGCAGTTATGCGTTATCGTCAAGAGCAACGCAATCAATTCCCAGAAGAGAAAACGCTAGTTGTCCGCTGGAGCGACTTACCAGAAGCCGCAATCACTGAAACCTTTGACATGGTGCAATACTGCACAAGCAGGCAACACGCATTTACAGTGGCAAGGTATTTCTTATCATTACGCCGCCGCGTTACGCACACCATTAGATTCCGCACCACACCATACGGCCTCGACTTAGCACCAGGCGACTATATTCGAGTGATAACGCAAGCCAGCCCATACAATGCCGCTAACAATGGTGTGGTGGACAGCTCGCTAAACATCACCTCTGTAAGGCCGTTAGCTGAAGGCACCTACACTGTCTCCTATTGGAACGCCAATTTCGATGACGTTAAAACAGAAACTATGACAGTCGCCAATGGCAAGGCAATAGAAACCAAATTTGCTGATGCCATCTTCACGTTAGTTGATGCCAGCGTAGCCAGCAACACCTACATGGTGGAGCAGCTAACATTAAGCGAGGAAGGCATGGTCGATATTGCAGCAGTGGAGTTTCCAACAACGCCTACATTTAATAGCTTAATTGCGCTTGATGTGCAAAATGAAACTGTATTTACCACCGAGGGTTGATCATGCCATTTCCTGCATTGCAACCAACTAGTCGCGATTTCACGCCTGGTAACTGGCCCATCAAAAGCTATAAGTCACAGTCAGGAGCTGAAGTGCGCATCTTATATGGCGACACGCGAACCAATATGGAACTAACTCTTGGTTATGACAATATCTCTGATGCACAAGCGCAACAATTCCTAACGCATTACGACGAAACAAAAGGCACTTATAAAACTTTCACGATCAATGCCTCCACTAAGGCTGGATGGGCTGGAACTGGTGCAGCCATTGACAGTGGCACCATTAACCGCTGGCGCTATGCAGACCCACCGCAAGTCACAGCAGTGAAGCCAGGCGTCAGTAGCGTTAGAGTGAGCCTGCTAGGTGTGTTCTGATGGCAAAGATTTTCACCGGTAAAGATGGCCGCCTACTGCTCGACGACATTGAGCAGGTGAAGGTCACTAACTGGTCCATGACCGGCAGCCTTGAGATGCTGGAAACAACCAGCC